CGTTATTACTTCGGTTCATTATTTGGTCAAAACCAACGGGGTTTTGTGCACGATTGTATTTGGGGTTCGACCTTAGTACCTGAATACTCCATGCGTATTTGCTTTCCACTTTAATGGTTAATTTGGGCGGTTATTCCCTGCCGCCCTTTTTTTAAAGGAATAATGATGCCAGAAGTTATAAATTCACCTAATTTATATATTAATGGATGTGTAATTAGTTTTCCCAGTACTCAGACTATTTCTATAACGCCCGGACAACTACGAGACAGTACCAATAGTGATGATATGACCGTTAATTCGACTATTACTGCTTCCATATTGGTAAGGGGAATAAATGGAATAGATGCAGGGCCATTAACTGGCGAGAGTTGTTATAACATATTTATTATTGGCGATTCGTCTGGTCGTAATCCTACAGCTGCAATTCTTTCTTTATCATTTATTCCCAGTTTACCTGGTGGGTATGATTTATTTAGGAATATAGGATTTTGCGGTATATCCGGTGCTGGTGATATTTTTACTATGTATCAGAGTGGTAATGGGTCTGAAAGGATTTTTACTTTTTCTGAATCGGTATTTATTTTATTACCTGGAAGTTCAACAACATTTGCTAATGTCGATTTAAGTCAGTTTATCCCGTCTTTGCCTAATATATTAGTTACGCTGCTTGTTTCTTATACTCCACAAGCAGTCGGAAATACATTCTCGGTAAAGCCTCCTTTAGCTGATGAAATATTTCCTACTTCAGGAGCTGGGATAATAGCAGGCCAAGCTCAGTTTTCTCAAATAACTCTTGCTACCAACTTAGTCAATGGGAAACCTTCGGTTTCTTATATGGTTCAAAATGCAGCCGATGAATTAACTTTATCCATCTCTTCTGTTTATCTTTCATTATAAAAGGATTTTTATGGCACAGATTGTTAACCTTCCTACAATGTACATTAATGGTTGTAATTTAATTTATGGAAATGGGACAACTATTAATGTAACCGCAGGTCAAGTAAGAGATAGTACTAATCAATTTGATATTGTTGTTCCTAACACATTAGTCATAAATTCAACAACAAAAGGAATAAATGGATTAGATACCGGCTCATTAGGAAATAATTTATTCTATAACATCTATATTGTTTCTGATTCTTCAGGTTTTAGACCAGCTGGAGCAATTTTATCTCTATCGAGTAGCGGTGCTCCTTTATTACCATTTGGATATGATTTAATTCGTTTAATTGGAATATGGTTGACGGGAGGAAGTGCAACACTCGTAAACATATCTCAAACAGGCCAGGGTAATGATAGAACATTCTTTTATGATGTTCCTATTGCTGTATTAACAGCTGGCGCAGCTACTTCGTTTACAGCGGTTAATTTATCCTCTGCAGTTCCTAATATTTGTAGACTTATCGATTTAAATGCTTCTTATAAGCCTGCAGCTGTTAATGACATCTTTGCATTAAGACCTACTGGGTCAGCTAGTAGTGCTACTGTTCGCCAAAATGGAATAGTTGCAACAGTTGAACAAGATATACAAATACAAATTCCCGTTTTGTTGGCCTCAGGTAATCCATCTATTGATTATATGGTTACTGCCTCTGGCGATGCACTTACTTTAAATGTGTCAGCATTTAATATTTCATTATAAAAGGAATTTGATAATGATTACGACTGAACAAATAGTTAATTTACCTTATATGTATATACAGGGTCTCAATTTATCATCTTCAGGGACTAAAATTTTAACCTTAGAATCAGGTCAAGTAAGAGATAGCACTAATCAATTTGATATTGTTATTCCTGATGAAATTTTATTGAATGGTTCAGGAAATGGCGTAAATGCTGTAGCTCCCGGATTGACTTTAGTTGGTAATATGTTTTATAGCGTCTTTGCCATTGGTTCTTCCCTTGGATTGCAAACACCCGCTGCTATTATTTCTTCTTTTGGGCAGTCTCCTATTTTGCCGATAGGTTATGACATATTTAATTTAATAGGTGTATGGAATACAGACGGCGCAGTTAATTTTACTAAAATGTATCAAATAGGTGGTTCTTCGAAACGCAATTATTTCTATGATACGCCAATATCTGTTTTGTCAGGCGGTTCAGAAACGACATTTACATCGGTTAATTTATCGGCTGCAGTTCCAGCTATCCAAGATATAAGCGTTACATTAAAAATTGATTATACTCCTTCACTTGCTGATCATTTTTTAAAATTAAGGCCCACGGGTTCTGTCTCATCAGGGGAAATAAAAATAAATGCTCTCGTTGAACATATAGAACAGGATAATGTTCTAATTATTCCTGGTTTAGCATCATCAAATAATCCATCTATTGATTATATGGTTAATTCTAATACAGATACGGTAAGTATATATGTTTATGGGTTTAGTTATAACTAATAGAGGCCAAGGATGGCTTATACCGTTACTAAATTAATAACGAATGCCTGGTATTTATCAGGCATTGTAGGCCGCATATTGGAAACGGTAAGCGGTGATCAGATATCTGATGGATTAGACATGCTTAATGATTTATTAGGCATGCAATCCGCTAATATTGGCTTAGTTCCCTATTATACCGTTTATCATTTTAATGCGGTAACGGGACAAGAATCCTACCCCATTCCTAATTTATTAGAAATAGATAGTTTGACCTTTAATATAGGCCCTGTTCGTTATTCCATGCTTGAACAAAATAGAACGGAGTATTTTGGTTCTGGGCGAGTAGATAATATTAATGCTTTACCTTTTAACTATCATTTTGAAAGGGGTTTAAATGAAGGAATAATATATGTCTATTTCTTGCCGGCAGATAACTACCCAATGACGGTAGTGGGCAAGTTTGGTTTAAATAATGCGGCTTTAAATACTGATTTATTAACGATCTACGACCGCTTTTATATTACCTATCTTCGATATGCGTTAACTGAATATATTTGCGGAGAATATAATGTCAATATGACGCCATCGAATGAGAAAAAATTGCGCGCCTTTGAAAATCAAATTAATAACAGTATTGCGCCTCTTGATTTAACTATTCAAAAGCTATCAACAATGCCAGGTAGAAACGGTATTGACTGGGCTGATGTCAATATAGGTCGCGGTTGGAGGCCAGCATAGATGGCTAATCAAACGATACCTATCAAAGTCGTTGGCGGTAATGAATTCGGTCGTTATCCTAAAATTTCTGTTGCTGAAACCTATAACATGATCGTTTCGGACGGCATGTTAGTGGATTATGCGGGTTATAGTAAAAAATTAGATTTAGGTGGAATAGGACGAGGATTTTTTAGCAGCGCACGTTTTGGCAACATGATCGCTGTCATTTCCAATAAAATTTATGTGATTTCACCTAATTTAACGGGAGAGTTAATAACAACAATTGATACATCTATAGGCGATGTATTCATCGATGAGAATGAAAAACAAGAAATTGCTATTTGCGACAAAAAAGATATCTATATCTTCAATTATGGAGCTTCAACTATTACCAAGTCGGTACTAGATTTTGTTCCAGGTTATGTATGTTACCAAAATGGTTATTTTATAGCCCCAGATACTGAGAATCCTGTTTGGCGTTTAAATGATTTAGTAACAACTACTTCATGGCCAAATGATGCTAATCACGTAGGAACTTTTCAGACAAAACCTGATATTCCTTTAGCGTGTTTCCGATTTCCTGGAAGAGGAAATGTTCTTTTTGTCATGGGAAGTATCGGTGCGGAATCTTGGTTTGATTTAGGACAACAACTATTCCCATATCAGCGCAGTAGCGGATTCAATATCGATTATGGTTGCGCTAATCAGGCAACGATAGCTTTTGGCGACACTATCGTCGTGTGGCTTGCTATTAACGAAAAATCAGGCCCTGTGATTGTCATGAGTGATGGTAATGATGTTAAAACTATTTCTAATGATGGTATTAACTTTAAATTAGCACAGTTGAAGAATCCTAAAGATTCTTACGGATTCTTATTCAAACAAGACGGTCATCTTATCTATCAGTTAACGTTTAATACCGATAACTTAAGTTATATCTATGATTTCACTACACAGATGTTTTTTACGGTCTGTAATCAATATATGGATAAGCATATCGCTAAGCGAGTTGTTTTTTTTAACAATGCTTATTATTTCATAAGTAGTGAAGATGGCGGTATTTATGAATTTGATACCCAGTCTTCTACATTGGATGGCGAAGAAATGCCGAGAATTCGTGTTACGCCGCCGATTCGTTCGCCAGATAATACCCCTTTTATTGCCAATAGTGCGACCTTTTTAGTGGAGCAGGGCGATAGCAATACCATTCAGCGTATTGATTTATCGATAAGTAAGGGCGGTAATGAGTCTTTCAGTAATATACAAGGTAAAGTATTAAATAGAGTAGGTCTACGGCAAAACCGTTTAATTTGGTGGAATCTAGGCAGGACAAATGAAATTAGTTTTCAATTACGAATGTGGGGACTCAGTCGTTTTGTCATAGGAGATGGCGTAATGGAGTATTACCAATGAATATGACTAATTTTTTAATTCCTAATTTACCTACAGTAACGCCCGTACAGAAAGATGGAAGCTTCCATCCATCATGGCAACAATGGTTTCAACAGTTAGTGGCCGTACTACAAAATAATTTATCTCCACAAGGGTTTAAATTGCCACAACAACCAACAACAACTATAACAACATTAAATACACCAGAGTCTAATGGGGTGATTATTTATGACTCTACTTTACAAAAAGGGCAGTTAAATGAAAACGGCACGTTTAAAACCATTGTAACAATGTAGCGATTTATTAAATCAAGGATGATTTATGGGAATGTTCGGCGGAATTGGTGATTTTTTAGGCGGTTTATTGGGCGGCGGTAATGATGCGCAAGATGCGGGCAATCAATATTACAACCAAATACCTGATGTTTTAAAACAATATCTAGGGCCTTACGCCGATCGGGGAAATCAAGTTTATCCAGGGTTACAAAATCAATATAATAATTTATTAAATGATCCTGGAGGTATGCTTAATAAATTCGGTCAAGGTTATCAACAATCTCCTGGTTATCAATTCCAGGTTAATCAAGCCACTGGAGCCGCTAATAACGCCGCGGCAGCGGGTGGTATGCTAGGCAGTCCTCAGCATCAGCAAAATACCGCTAGCATGGTTAATAATCTAGCAAATCAGGATTTTAATAAATATCTAGGCAGTGTATTAAATATGTATGGAAGAGGATTAGGCGGAGAACAAAATATTTATAATACGGGTGCTGGAGTATCAAGCCAACTTGGCGAAGATTTAGGAAATTCCTTAATGAACCAAGGCAATATGGCTTATTCCAACGCCATGAATAAGAATCAATCTGCACAACAGATGATGGGCATGTTAATGGGCCTCGCTGGTGGATTTTTATAGGAGATTGATATGACAATACCTGTACAACAGTTTCCTATTTTATCAGCACAGCAATCGAATCCTTTAGGTGCGGGTTTATCTACCGGACAGGATTTATATCATAGTTTCATATTAAATAAATATTTGCCGCAAATATTGCAACAACAATCTAAACAAACGGAATTGCAAAATGCTTTGTCAGCTTTAAACTTACAAAATGCACCTGAAGAAGCTAAGCAAAAATTATTAGGATTAACTCTCAATAATCAACTTGCAAAAGAAAAAATTGATAATCCTTTTTTAATGAATCCTGAAGGTGCTTTGTATGATTATGCTTTTAAGCAACAACAAGGACAAATGGGGCAACCACAAATTGGAGGAGAGCAAAGTAATAATAGCGGATCAAATTTGAATAATAATCTTATTAATAATATTTTAGCTAATAAGTTCATGTCACCTGCACAAAAATCACAAATGCAGATTCAGAATGCAACGCAAATAGATTCTATTAAGCAAAATAATAGGGATTATCAAAAAGAATTAGATTCCGCATCAAAAGATGCGATTACTAGCCGAGAATTAACTAAGTCACTTGATCAGCTTGGTAATTCTTATAATAAACTTTCTGATTACGAGAGGGGGCCTTTGTCTGGGCATCTTCCAGCGTTTAGTAGTAATGCACAATTAGCCGATAATGCGGCTAATAATTTACAAGCGCAAATGGTTAGATCGGTTGCAAATGGCGGAAGAGTTACTAATTATTTGACAAAATTTACTGGTACTTTAAAACCTAACCGTAGTATGACGCCTGCCGCACTAAAGGAACTTACTACATATATGAATGCAAATGCAGTTAGGCAGCAAGAATACCCATCATTTTTAATTGCTGCTAGAGAAAAGGGAATTGATGCGCAAACGGCAAAAACGCTTTGGAATCAATATGATGAACAAAGGCCCGTTTATGATTTTACTAAGAAAAAAGTAAACGATTATTCTAACAAAAATTATAATGATTATTTGTCTGATGAAGCTATTAACGCTGTTAAAAATGGCGGTTTTTATAATCCGAATAAAACTCAAAGCGCATTAAGTAAAGATAATAAATCAAAGGACATTTCTGATAATAATGAGATCAGTATTAGTGGAAAGAAATATAGGCGCGTAGGCCCTAATCAATGGAAACCAATAGAATAATGGATAATATAGTTACTAATCCTGAATTGATAAAAACACTTAATGCCATGGGTGGATATCATGATGATTCTAATGAATTAGATAATCAATCATCGGATAACGATCAACCACAACAAAGTACATTATCTTCATTGGCTCATGTTCCATATGACTTAGCCGTAGGTGCTGGTGGAGGAATACAAAATATCGGGCACG